CTCAGTGGACCCTTGATGATAGACAAATGCTTCTTGACATCCTGAAGAAGATCGATCTACTCGATAAGAAATTCGATACTGCTCGGTGTTCTGACGATCGTAAAGACCAATTCATTAACGACATTGAAGAAACCCTTCGTAAACTAAAAGAACAACAATGACTACTGGAACTACAATCAAGGCTAAACCAGCCGCCAATCCTGTCGGCGCTCAAATGGAGCACATGAAGGAAGAACTCGCTAAGGTCGAACGTGATATCGCTCGAGCTAAGGAAGTTACTCCTGTACCTACCGTGGGCTTCTCGAACAAGCACGAACAGAATCCTAGTAACTGGAATATCTATGCTACCGAGGAAGAGGGTGTTATCCATGCAGTCAACACTGTGACTAACCGAGTCTTTGACGGTACTACTAAAGAACTCTCTGCACTAATCCGAGGATAAGACAATGGCGCCAACACAAAAGAAGACTGTTGCTACACCATGTCAGGCCTACCTTGATATGGCCCATCAATGGACTCGTAGCAGAGCCATTTGTGGTGGTGAGCGATATGTCAAGATGTATGACACTATCCTAGACACTGACTTCTATTCGAATCTACTACTTCCGTTTAGTCCGTCAATGTCTCAGGAGCAGTACAACTTCTACCGTTCAGAGGCAGAGCTACCCGGTATTGTTGCTCAATACAGCAAGATCATCGTTGGTGGACTACTTCGCAAGAAGCCTCAGATCATTCTACCTGACGATGTACCTGAGGGTGCTAAGGAATGGCTGTTCGACCAGTTCACTCAGGACGACAGCACAATCACTGCATTCCTCGACGATGCTCTATGGGAAGAAGTCCAGACGTCTCGAGCATGGGTCTATGTTGACCATCCTCCAGTATCTGAAGACTTGTCTCCTGAAGATCGTCTGAAGTATAAGCCCTACCCTGTTATCTGGTGTGCCGAATCAATCATTAACTGGAAGATTGGCACCAACAAGGATACAGGAGCTACCCAGCTTACTCAGATTCTTGTTCGTGGTGACGTGGAAGTATTCCTCGAGGGTGATGAATTCCATCCATACTGCATTCCGACTATCTGGGTGCATGAGCTCGATCCTGACGGCAATTATCAAATCCGTGTGTTCAGCTCAACTAAGCATCTGAAGGAGGCCAACCCTCTACATGTGCTACAGAACGATGCTGACTACGAAGTCACTGACATCATTACCAACATCCTGACGAATGGTGAGCGTCTTCGCTTTATTCCTGCATGGCCGCTGAATGGACAGATCACACCGATCGAGCCAATTCTGTCGCCTCTTGTGGATCGCGAGATTGCCCTGTACAATAAGGTGTCACGTCGTAATCACCTACTCTATGGTGCTGCTACGTATACTCCTGTTGTGTCGTCTGACATGACTGACGAGGACTTTGAAGAGATCGTTGGTGCTGGTCTTGGTTCGTGGATCAAGGTTGGTAGTCAGGACAAGGTTGACGTGATGAAGACGCCTACGGAAGCCCTTGGTGATATGGAAGCTAGCATTGCAGCAACCATTGATGAGATGGCTCGAATGGGTATCCGCCTGCTTGCCCCTGAGACGGGTGAACAGAGTGGTGTGGCTCTTGAGATTCGCAATGCCGCCCAAACTGCACAATTGGGTGCTCTTAATGCACGTATTAGCGCTCAAATGTCCGCTATCATTGCATTCATGCTGAACTGGCGCTATGATCGACAGTATCTAGCATCTGACATTGACTTCACACTCTCAGCTGACTTTAATCCTGCTCCTCTTGGTGCTGACTGGCTCCGACTCGTCACTGAATGGTATCAGAATGGTATTCTGCCTCGCTCTGTGTTTATCCAGATTGCGAAGAGTAACGATATTGTTCCTCCTGACTACGACGATGAAGAAGGTCAACAAGAGATCAACCAGGATGAGCTAGTTGTGAATCCTCGACAACAGACAGACTTTGCTAACAAGATTACACAGATGCAAACACAAGCATCTATTCAACAAAAGAAAGCTAAATAATGGGATCAGTGAATGAGGGCATCTATGATCGTGCCGTCGATCGGTCTGCGATGGGACGACTGTACGAGCGTAATGTCCAAGGTAAAATTGAAGACGTTCTCGATCGACATACAGTAAGAACAAGCGACCTCGTTGGCTCACATGGAGACCTTCGTTCACGTCAATTTGCTGACGACCTTGATCTTGAGATTGCTACTACATATGATTTGGCACACAATACTTCAAGCCGCTCTCTACTTGACCTCTTTGCTGACCAGACTTCGTACATGGTTCAGAACATTGAGGCAGGTATCGGCAAAGTCTGGAATACCTTCCGTCCAGCAACTCGAATTGCAGAGGAAGTTGTCCTACAGAGACCGCTTTATAAGGATGTTACCCTACTACGTGGATGGTCAGGTATTGCATCAAATGAGCGACTCCGAATTGAACAACTTATTCGACGATTGTTGGCAGCAGGCAAGTCAGTCCCCGAGATTGCCCTCGAGGTTCGACGAGGCAATGTATTCAATATTAGCAGGTCGCAATCGTTTGGACTTGTTAGAACCGCTATTACATCAGTACAGTCTCAGGCAGACCACGAGGTATACGCAGCTAACTCAAAAGCCCTGAATGGATACCAGTTCATTGCGGTTCTGGATAGCCGTACTAGCGCCATCTGTGCTCATAACGATGGACGGATTTTTCCAATCGGTGACGTTGAGCACTTGCCCCCTCTTCATTGGCATTGTCGAAGTACTACTATTCCTATTGTCAAGAATTATGATGATCTCTCAAAGCTCGAAGGTGTTGCTCAGATCCGTAAAAAGAATCTTGAGGAACTAACTGACAAGCAGAAGGCTTACTATGATGGCCTTGGCCCTCAGAAAGAGTCCTATGATCAGTGGCTCCGACGTCAACCCACAGAAGTTCAGCTTCGTCATATTGGCGATCTGGACAAACTTGAGTTGTTCCGTTCGGGTCAGCTAACTCTTGATAAGTTTAGTAATGCCGAAGGTAAGTCACTTGGTATTCGTGAACTACGACAACTCACTGACAGTGGCTATGCTGTTGCTGGTGATACTCGTAAGTTTGCTCTTGCCAAGGAGAAGCTTGATGTGTTGAAGCTTGGTGCTGCACGACCTGAAGACTTCATGAACAGCAAGGACCTTACGGATAGTCTCCGTGAGTACTACCTGCTGCAGAGTGGAGATCTCTCAGGCACACTTAGCTTTACTAACTATCGCGGCACAACTATTGGATCCAAGAAGCAGACTCGTAATCGTGTTCTGAATAGTCCTCCAACAGATGCTAATCTTAAATTCAATCCCATTACAGGCAGATTCGAGGATGCTCGTCTCTACCAACCCAGTCCAGCCGTATTGGAGAACAATCTCCGACTCGTATCTGAATCAACTGTACTTCGACCTACTGACAAGCAATTCATTACCGACTTCGTTTCTTCCCTTGAGGACTCTATGTCTGTCAATGAACGAGCAGCTATCACGGACAATCTTCGTATCGTGTTTGGGCGCTACCGCAGTAATGCTGAACCTTGGACAAATCTAAAGGCAGTCCTGCAGGGTCAGATTAAGTTTGACGTGATGAACGTATCAGACTTCATTGAGACTCAGCTTCGTCGTGACCAGAATCTACTGAAGCGACTGAACGCAGACAACTACTTTGATAGTGTCCTTGGTGAGACAGACCTGCAGATGTTGCATGATACATTCATTGACAACATCAAGAAGAGGAACGCATGGGATGACAGAACAGCACCCAAGATTGCAGCTGAACTACGAGACACCTTTGACCTCGACATACCCTACAAGCTACGCGCTAGACTTGAAGAAAAGGGAATTGCAGATTTTTATAAGAGATTTGCCGGACGACTTTCTCTGGCTAATGGATCAGATAGGGATCAGCTTGCTATCTCCCTGGGAAGAGATCTATATAACAGTGCCAATTATCGAGGAACCCGTAGGAAATGGTATGAACTGGGACTGAAACTCGTTGAGAGTGCACAGAAGAAGGGCTTCTTCAAGCTCGAGACCTATGGTGTACAGAAGCGACGACTGAAGAGCCGTCTGTCTGCTGGCTATGTTGGTCCTGTGTATGATACATTCAGCGTCAACATTCGTAACATTGACCCAAGGCTGCAAGAGTATAGCCAGTTGAATCGTAAGATCGACGTTGGTCTTCGTCTTGGTGTAACAACTGAGAAGAACAAGCTATACATCAAGCCCGGTTCAAAAACATACTGGTACAAGGATTGGTTGGGTCTATCCCAGGATACCCGTATTCCAATCACATCGACTGACTCCTTCCATGACTTCCCTGTTGAGATGATCGACAGTGAATTTGCCAAGAATCTAAACTGGGCAGCGTCAGGTAAGTTCAAGGTCGATAACGACTTTCATGACTTCATTGAGAAACTTTTAAACTTTAAAGATGACAAAGGACAAGCTCAGTTTTATGATGATCTGAACAAGTATAGGGAGTATATAACCGAACGTGGTGACTCCTATGAGCGCTTTAAGGCGATGAAGTGGCTACGATCAAAGGATGCTGAGTTTTCAAACCATCCATTCCTTGATCATCGTGCCCGTCTCTATGAACGTGGAATGATTGGTCCGCAGGCAGGTGAGGCATTTCGTCCTTTCCTAAACACTGCTGACGTGAAGAAGCTAGGTGTCGAAGGCTTCCAGGCCATGCAAGATACTGTTGGTGCTACCCTTGGTGGTATCAGTGACTATCTTGAAGGGCGCTTCAATTCTCTGTCCCAGGTTGGACGGCAGCAAATTGCTGAACGATGGAGACCAGAAATGGTTCGCATCGGGAATCTAGCGCTTCGTGGAAAGCCTAATGACATACGTGAGATCCTGAAGAGTGACTTCCTTGCCCGCATTGACGGTGAAGAACAAGGTAAAGTCCTGCGTCTTGCAATGGAGCTTGCCAAGATCGACAACTATCTTGGTGGTAACTATAGTAAGGTGTCGCTACAGGCTCTCAACGACTATGACATAGCTCTAGCTCTTGAACAAGATGCTAGTTCGTCTGGTGCGCAGATTATTGCAATGACCACGAAGAACAAGCAGCTGGCTCAGCTATCTAATGTTGTGGCAACAAACCAGAAGCAGCGTCTCTATGACGAGATTGCAGCTTCAACATTCAACGATCCCCGCTTTCGAGAGCTCAATAAAAAGCTCGGACTTACGGAGAAGGATCTTCGAAAGGCAGCTAAGGCCCAAAATATGGTGACCTTCTACGGTGCCGGTGAAAAGACCGGAATGCTGCGTATCGAGGATAAGCTCAGTAAGGTCATTGGGAAGCAGAACGGTACATTGGTTGTCCGTGCTAAGGATCGTGACATTGTTCTTAACGAAATAAGTGCTCAGGCTGAACGATACAGAAAATTCGACCCTGAGAAATTTGAAGAACTACAAGCTCTGCGTAACGATGTCAAGGACCTCTTCAACAAAGGAAGAGAACCTGGAGTAGACCTCATTGAGGAACTTTACTTCCTGGAGCCCAAGACTCGTGATCTAGTCGAGAAGTTGTCTGGTAGCTACATCAATGTAGTGACACCCGACGACTTCACATCGATTGCAAAGATCATGAGCGAGGAGCTTCGCCGACAAGTGCCCATTCTGAAGGACTTTACTAAGTACTTCGGACGTCTCGCCAAGGACTATGCCGAGGCCACGGGGAATACAGTTATCCCATGGAAGACTTTTGACGGCAAGACAATCGAGCAGAACTTTACTCTGACATATGAAGAGCGTCTAGTGTACAAGACTGATGAAGGCAAGTACGTTACTAACTTCATTCAGAGTGCTCAACGTACCGATCCTACATTCTTTGACGAGTTGTTGGATCGTGACGGTAAGATTCGAGATATTGTGGACCTTAACAAGGCAGCTACGGCATTCGCTGTTAATGGCAACCATAGTAATGACGCTGTGATTGTGAGACAGTTCCATGGATGGGGTCGTGATAATGGAATTACCACTGCAACTATTCATGATGCGTTCTTCACAAACACTGCAGACCTGACTGAAGCAAAGAATGCTCTTCGTCGGATCTACTCGGAACTTGTTGAGACTAGCCCAATTGAAGCTACTCTAAAAGAGATGCGTGATCGTGGCCTTCCCCGATCGCTGTACAATCAATATTTAAATGAAGCCAAGGACATTGGTCTGATCCCTGTTGTGGGTCGGTCCGTTGTGGGAGGCAAGACACTAACCGAGGATGATATCCTCAAGGCCATTGATATACTTGAAGAGATTCCGAGTGGTTTCACTAAGAATCGTGGATGGTACGGCATTGGACCATGACCTGTAGAGTTGTACTCGTGGTCAATTATTTAAGGGCTGTGCCCGGAGACTGTGAATGAAGATCGAAAATCTTACCCCTGAACAACAAGCTGAGCTGGACGCCCTGATCAAGGCCAAGGCAGACCTCGAAGAACTTAAGAAGAGCAAGGATGATGAAGTCCTGGCAAAGCTGGCCGAAGAAAAGGCCGCTGAACAACTTAAGGAAATCAAGACTAAGCTTGATGAAGCCTACAAGAAGCGTGATGAAGCCCTCCAGAAGACTGCCGAACTCGAGCGTGTCAAGAAGGAACAGGAAATCAAGGATCTTGAAGCTGCAGGTAAGCATAAGGAAGCATACGAAGCTCGACTGGCTGAAATCGAAGCGAAGTCTAAGGATCTCGAAAAGCGTAACACTGAACTCGCCCGCGATGTTGCAGTGAAGGACGCTCTGAAGGGTCATTCGTTCCGTAACGACAAGGCAAGCGAAATGGCATACCAAGATGTGGTTGCTCAACTGGTCCAGAATGACAAGGGCCAATGGGTGCATCGCAGTGGCGTGTCCATTGCTTCGTTCGTTGAGACCTTTGCGAAGGACTCGGCAAATGAATTCCTATTTAAGGCCAAACAAAACAGTGGTGCAGGGACCGGTTCTGGTTCAGGCAACGGCGCAAAGCCCACTAATCAAGACTCACTATTCAAAATGTCCCAAGCAGATGTGCTCAAGCTCGCTGCTGAAGGTAAGTTTGGCAATGGTGGACAATTCTTTTAAAGGATAACAATAAATGACTACGATGTCTATCTCTGGCGTTACCCAATACGCCCTACAGGCTGCTCTGTCCGCTTACAGCGACGAAGCCTATACCAATGCTAAGAAGATCACTTCGTCTGGCATTATCGGTGATGAACCCCGCATCGATACCTCGACGGAGACCTACATTGGTCAAATGCGTTGGTTCAAGCCTCTGAACCCGACTATTAACATCGCCTCGCTGACCGACTCGACTGACGGTACCCGTACTTCGTTTAGCTCTGACTACTCGACCTACATCAAGACTGTCCGTACACACGGCTACAACAAGGTGAACATGGCTGATGTCATCTCTAAGCAAGATGGTCTGGCCAAGATGGCTCGTGACTTCGCTGAGACTCGCGCTCAAGACGAACACGACGCTCTGCTTGCTGTTCTGCGTGGTGTGGCTGTCCAGGAACTCCTGAATGGTTGCGCAACTGGCTCGGGTGCTACCGGTCTTGGTGGTCAGACGTTCACGAACGATCCGACTGACATGAAGTATGGTATGTACGTCGACCTGGGTGCTTCTAAGGCCGTCATTGACGCCTCGGTGACTGCTCAAGGTGCTGCTCGTGCTGAAGGCTTCCTGCAAGCTATCGGCAAGGCATTCAAGGACTACGAACCGTCGTTCATGTATCTGTTCACTTCGCCTGAAGTCTTCGCTTCGCTGCGCTCTGCTAACCTAGTGGACCAGGATCGCGTGATGGACGGTACGGTTGAGTTCCAGACCATCCTCGGTGGCAAGTTCCGTCTTGTGCAGACTCGCGCTACTCAAGGTTTCTCGACCGCTGAACTGGGCTACTTCAATGCTGGCGCTGGTGTCGACGTGGTTGGTACCAAGACTTCGTTCATCGTGGCCCCTGGCTCGCTGGCAATGAAGCAACTTGACGTGCCGAACCCGATGGAAGTCGTGCGTGCTCCTGCAGCCTACAAGGGTGGTGGTACTACGGACGTTTGGCATCGTTGGGGCTATGTGCTGCATCCGGCCGGTTACGACTGGGTTGGTTCGCAGACTGCATTCCCGTCTAACAGCGATTACGTTGCTGCTCCTACGGCTAACGTGCTGACGTCTACCCGTGGTGCGTGGAACCGTAAGACTCAGTCGGCTCTGTCTCTGGGTATCGTGCCTATCTTCCATAGCTAATGTGAGGTGTCACAATGGCACTCGTCAAAGGTACTAATAGCTATGTAACAGTAGCTGAGGCGGACTCATACTTCGCCGACAGACTTGATGTCGATGCTTGGAACACTGCTGACAGCGCAACAAAGGCTCAGGCCCTAGTAACCGCCTCGGCAGTTCTTGAAGAGCAACCTTGGGCGGGCGTTGTTGTGGATGTTGATCAGCCAATGGCATTCCCTCGTATTGGAACATACTTTGATCCACGCCTGGGATGCCGTACTGTATTTACCGATTCTGTTCCCTTTCGTGTACTTGAAGCTTGCTATGATCTAGCCTACAATCTTATTCTCAATGACGGTGTTAGCGATAGCACTGGAGGTGTGAAGAACTTGCAGGTGGGGTCTATCAAGCTTGAGTTCATTCGGAACCCATCGGTTGTACCAGTTAGTGTTCGTCGAAAGATCAAACCTATTCTGATCAATAGTGGAGCTAATTCATGGTGGAGGGCTAACTAATGTCCTACCGTAATCTCGTGAAGAAGCAAGTCCGAGCTGCATTCAAGCTGCTTGGTGATCTGGTTGTTGAAGTAACACTCAATCAGTCAGACGCCACAGAATACAACTTCAGTGATGCTGAGGTGGTCCAGTCAACTACTGCAACAACAGTGGTTAAGGGTGTGATCCTCTCAACAGTACGAAAAGGTGCAATCATCAAGGCTAAACTTCTGCTAGACTCTGAGGATATCTCAGATCTCACAGATTACGATTCTGTTAGTATTGATACAGTCACATGGCGTATCGAGTCATACGATGATAATGGCTATGCTGCTGAAGTGTCACTTGTGAGGGAGGCTTAATGTCTAAATTCACAGGTGTTCGAGATGACATCTATGGTGTTTTCGCTAGTCCCTCGTGGCTTGCTGAAGGTATCAAGACGTTCCCCGATAACTTTAGTACCAAAGTAGATGCTCCAGATGGATACATTCGTGTGTCGATCATTGGTGGCGGATCACCTGCTTTCTATCAATCGTATGGCAATCTATCAGGACAACTGGTAGTTGACATCTTCACTACTGCTGGGCAAGGTATTGCTCGGGCACATGAAATTGCAGACACTCTTGATATGTACTTTGTTGCTCGTCAAGTAGGGTCAACGCAATTTTTCACATCAACTCTCAATCCTTATGGAAGAGACTCAGCTAACCCTAGTCTTTTTCGGGCAATCTACACGATTCCCTTCTCTTATTGGAGCTAAACAATGTCTCATATTTCTTCTATCGGCGCTGGTCTATTCACTGACCTGTCTGTCGCCAAGGTTACCGTTACGCCTACTATCTCGGCCTACACGCTGAAGGCTGACTTCGATCCTCTCTTCGATACGCTCGCTGAGTTCGATCGCATCAAGAACGTGCGTGAATTCCCGTCGATTGGTACGCCAGCCAACATCGTGAACGTGCCTGTGTATGGTCAACGCCAATCGCAGCAGGTCCAAGGTCAGTCTGACGCTCCGTCGCTTGAAGTCACGGTTAACTTCGTGGCTGCTGACTGGGCTGACGGCACGACCCTGGGTGACATGGTTGGTGACGGCAAGCTGCATGTGTTCCGCTTTGCTCTGCTGAATACACCGCCTACTGGTGTTCTTACCTACGCTTCAGCTACTACGGGTCTTGGCTCTGTCGAGAACTCGTACTGGTACTGGATTGGTAAGATCGAGGCTCTGCTTGTGAATCCTCAGCTGACGGATGCCAACACGGCTACCCTGACGCTGTCGATCCAGTCGGACTTCTTCGGCGCCTTCACGATCTAAGCAACTTGGGCCAGAAATGGTCCTCCTTGCCAAAAATCTGCCCGCCCATGGCTCACCCCATGGCGCGGGTTTCTTTTGCCCTATGGCCAAACCTGGAGGTATAACCCTTCAGAACCAGGGGATATAGACCCCGCTAAATTAACCCTCTGGTGCTGCCCTCCCTTAAGGGTACCTATAAGGATCTAAGTGTTAATGTATCCTTCTAATAGTACTAGATGATGTTAGTTATGTATAGGATCAATCATTATGGATAAATCAGTAAAGCCGTATTCTAAGGCTTACGTTCTGTCTACTACATGTAAGCATATGAGGAAGAGTGTGGATATCAGTATCCAGAAGACTCTGTCTCGTATCAGTGAGTTTGACGGTAATCAACAAAAGTCCCAGGAGATCTTCGAGACCCTTGCTATCCTTCACAACCTGAAGAAGCAACTTGATGATTTCGTGATGGCAAATAAACAAGAATTTATTGGAGAATAAGAATGAGTATCAAGAATCTGGCTGGCAAGCGTGTTCAAAAGGAAGTTTCGTTCATGGGCACCAAGCTCAAGATCTCGAAGCTGACTGTGTCTGAACTGGAAGCCATTCAAGAAGCCGCTAAGCAGATTGAGACCGACGCTACCAAGGGCTACGAAGTCCTGAAGATGGTAATCAAGTTCTCGGCTGACGGTGGTAGTGAACTGACCGATGATGACTTTGACGGTTTCGCCATGGATGAGCTTTCTACGCTGTCTGGTGAGATCATGAAGTTCAGTGGTGTCGGTGCAAGCGTGGGAAACGCCAGCTAACTCCTGCTGAGGTAACACTCTATGAACTGGCATATAACCTACATATGCCGGTATACAAGCTTCGTGAAGAGATGCCATATGATGAGCTATCTGGATGGTTCTCGTACTTCGAACAAAGGCCAATCGGCTGGCGTGAGGACGACCGAGCATTCAAGCTCATGCAAGCAACATCGATGATCAAGGGTTTGAAACCTGAGGCTGTATTCAGTTCTCTGGCCAAACTCAAAGAGATAAATGACATAGAGAAGGCCGAGCGGGAAGCAGGACAGATAACGATGTCTGAACTCCGAGGCTCTACATTCTTCAACAAGATGATGCGCTCTGTTGGTGGAGATAAGTTGGCTATTCTAGGAGGTAAGAATGACGTTAAAACTGTCAGTGAGGGGGATTCAGGAAACAATAAATCGTCTTCAGAGGAAGGTTGATGCAGAGGCCATGTTGGCTGCTGCTCGAATTTCCCAAGAATTAGTGGTGCAGCTGAAGGGAGCTACTCCAGTGGATACGGGCAATGCTCGAGACCATTGGAAAGTTCATCCAGTATCACCACATAGATATGAGATCCAAAACACAGTACCCTACATAAAGGAACTGAATGCTGGATCGTCAGAACAAGCACCTGCGTTCTTCATTGAACGTACTGTGCTAGCAAACAAAGAAGTGGCTCCTGACGGGGCCGTGGTTCAATACCGCTGATACACCCG